TGCAGGTGCTTATACATAAACACCATGTACCGATTCACTGTTTCGTGCCAGTGCTCACGGCGGTCCATCTCAGGCAAGAACCGACTGTATCGACTCTTTGCAATAAATTCAGAATAGTTATTCATTTTAGTCATCTAGGTCTATCTCCAGTTCATCAAACTTATCTTCAATCTTATCTGCAAATCTTTCTACTAATTCCTCTGATGAGATATTTAAGACTTCTAACAGAGTGATTTCGTCTAACTTGCTCATGCGTTCCATAATATCTCGTAGTGTTAGCGACATAACCTCTTCAGTGCTTCATCCAGCCCTGCCTTCCAATTAGTAAATGGTTCATACCATACAAGTTCCATCGAATCATACCAAGGTGTTGTCGGTGAATTTACTGGATGATAAAACCAACCAGCATATTCAGCCGCACCAATAAGATTGATAGTCCTCACCCCCAACGCTCCTGCCAAGTGTGCAACTCCCGTATCGATAGTCACGATTGCATCTAAGGCAGCCAACTTCTTTGCCGTATCCAGCCAGTCCCTGCCATCAAGATAACTAGGCATGAAATCAGGCTGAATCTGCAATGATACTACATCTTTGTGTTTTTTCAACTTATTATAAAAATTCTCTGCTAACTCTTGTGGTATTTTCTTTGCTTCAGCGTTCCACGAAGAGTTTTCACTTTTCCAACAAAACCCAACCTTGTCTGTCTTCTCCACATCAAACTTAAAGTAGCCTTCAGAGCCGTAGACCTTCTCAGGTTGTTTTGACGGAAGAAGGCTGTATTGTAACAACAACGAAGGCAGTGATAGTGCTCTGACACGAACAGCCTGTGATGGACAGTCCATGTCGCTGACGATGCCATCACATCCTTCAATCTGGGATATAAGGGGATTTAAGTTCCTCGTCATAGCCACAGAGACAGACTTCAACTTCAGTTCTCTAAGCAGTGTTATAAAGCGGCTATACATGATGTTGTCGCCCATGCCTTGCTCATTCGTGATGACTATGTTGCGGTTCACAACATCAAGGCCAGGAATCCACTCTGGTGCTCGTGCTAATGGTGTTTTAGCACCAAGAGCAATCTTGACTGGATTATACACACGATACTCAAACAGGTTAAAGCCAGGAAGCCAATTGCCTTTCTTTAACTCAGCAATGCCTTTGAGCATATTACGGCTGTAGAGAGACGCTTCACTCATAGTAAGACTTCTTAATCCTATCGTAGTTAGCGAGAGCGAACTCTAGGTAGTGCAGTGCCTTCTCTAGGTCCTCTTTGCCGTTCTTGCGATGATGCCGCTGTACATACTTGATGACGTTACACAGCCAAGGGTCTAACTCCCAATCTAAGAACACATCCCAAGGCTGAATGCCAGTCTTGTAGTGGTCACCGCCAATCTGCTTTGTTGCGATGTAGTCGCCTAATGTTTTATGCTGCTGTGACACTGGCGTGCTCCTTTATTGCTTTGGAGGATTTGGACCAGGAACCACAATCCGTACACTGGAATCTTTGGAAGGTTCCGGTGGTGGTGTAGGTAAATCCACGCTTTTGCAGTCTCCCGCTTCCACAGTTGGGACAACCGTGACCGTTGAAGAGGTTATGATTAGGGTGAGACTTAATCCAAGGTAGCAGACGATCATATACTTTCTCCAGCAGCAACACATCCTGCTTGTTGTACTTCTCCATTACTTTCCACGCAGCAGGGTCTTTGTTCATGCACTTGACCCAGAGTTGATAGCCTTCATGTGCGGTCTTCTGACCTAAGCCAAGCCTCTGTGCAATGTGGTCTAACTTATTGCTTGCAAAACGGAACTCTTTGCGAACTACCTTTAGCAAGTCAATCTGTTTATACGGGGCCGGCGGTGCCAGATGATGTAGTAGAAACTCTTTATTGAGCACTGGTATGTCAAAGCGTGTGCCATTGTAGTGACACACAGCATCAGCCTCAGAGATTAGGTCATGAATCCGCTGAAGCATATTCTTTGGTTCTTTAGTCTTGAACACAGAATCGAACATGACTTCTTTCTTGCCGTACCATTTCGCTGCCCAACACAGGACATAGGATGACTCTAGCAAGTGCTCAGGACTGATGTACTGGTCACGAAGGCCCCATATGTGTGCAGTATTGGGGCTTGTTTCGATGTCTAGCATCAGTAGTTTCATTCGGCATCCTCATTCAGCGCATCGTAGTAGTCCTGAATATCTTCTTCGGTGTACTTTTTATCTTCAAAGTAACGCTGGAATAAACACTCATTGAGGTCACCATCAATCTTAACTTTCTGGCGTACACCTTCAAAGCCAACGTGCTCAAGGAAGCGGCAGAACTGCCACAGAATCGGATGCCAAGGCTGGTCAGGACCAAAGTCATGCCTCGACTCAATTACTGTCTCAGACGGAAACGGACTATCAAACCTGTCATCAAACTCTTGGCCTTCGTAGATGAATCTATACGTTGTCATTGCTTACTCTCCTTAACAGTTCAAAAAAATAATCACAGTCTACCACAACCAAGGGCTTATCTCTGTTTTGCTTGATGATGAGCACTGGCTCGTATCCTCTACAGTTGTCCTTCGCTTGTTGATAATGTCCATATACTGAGATGCTTGCTCTGGACTTGCATTCCATACTGATCGGTAACTTCCGTCTGGCTGCTGGACTAAGAAGCAGGTCCTCTCCCGACACGCCCATGCTAACTGAACGAACATCATCAGGTTCCAGTCCGAACTTTGCGACTATTAGGTCCCTTACGAACTGCTGGAGAACTCTTCCCTTTGCTTTCGCTGATGATGGCTTCAATGTCGATTTCCTTCCTAGTTTTAATCCACGACTTCGGTATGTGCATCCTGGCGTTGCTGGAGTCCATGCTGACTGTGTTGGCGACACAGATGGCATCGTCCGACTCTGACACAATCCAGCCAATCGTGAGGCACCGATGAATTTCTGTCTTTGTGTTTTCTTGCCAGCCAGCATCTGATACAGCATCAACCCATTCAACGTAAACTATCGGGGCTTTTTCCAGACCTGATTTGGTTTTCTTCGTATCCATAATAGTGTCGCCTGTTCAGTTAGATATTCTTCATCGTTGTCGTATGCCTTGAGCACAGCATCATACAACTCATATTCAGTCTTACAGCCTTTTAAAATCTTCTCTGCCTTCTTAGGACCGACACCTTTCAGTCCAGGCACATTGTCAGTCCTGTCGCCGGTGAGCACCTGTGTATAGAAGTTATACAGCGTCTCATCTTCATCAATCCAAAACTTCTCATTCTTTCTGAAGTTATAGTGCCAGCCACGAATCATGTTTAAATCTTTGTCGGTGGTGCAAATAACGTACTCTTCAGGGTCCAGCGAATAAGCAGCAATACCAAGAGCATCATCGGCTTCTTGATACTGCTCAATACTAAAATTCCAAGCGGTGTTTAGGTATGTCCTAAGTAACTCTAGGTGCTTAGGTTTTTCTTGTGTTCTAGTGCCTTTATATGGCTTTGTCTTTGCTACTGTTGTACGAAAATTCTGATAGCCTGTGAGCCAGCCATCAGCGTCATCACAACCAGCATGAATATATACGAGGTCTTCAAGATATTCAGAGCACTTGCTGATAGCGGTCTTATCGTCATAGTCCTCGCATCCAGCAGCGATTGTATAAGCGATAATGTCGCCATCAACAAGTGCGATCACTGATTACACTCGTGCGATGGAGTAACCAAGTTGTCCGTGAATACGGCCTTGACCTCGTGCACGAAGATACTTACGAAGTGCGTTACGAGCAGATTCGTAGTTCTTAAAACCAGACAGAGACTTCAGTGTAATTTTACGACCATTCAATTTTACAACGTACATAATTATCCTTTCGGTTATGTTTACAGAACTTCTTCTTCAGCCTCTTCTGCCTCACTGGCATCAAAGGCAACCAGACTATCAATCACCATCTTAGTCAGGGACGCAGAAGTGCCTTTCTTGTTCTTCCACGACCATGAATAAGTACCAACTACAGCAGTCGCTGTAGATCCGTTACCAATGGCTACATTGCCTAAATCACTGCCAGTGGCATCGAATACTTTCATCGGCACAGTGCTCTTGCAAGTGATGTAAAAGCCTTTCTCTGGCTTGTCTTCACGCTTACGCACTTCAAGGCCAATGCTTTCCAAAGCCTTCACTGCGTTATCAGATAGGTTACACAAGTCTACCTGGAACTTGCCTGACATATCGTTAGGCTTATTGTGAAAGCACCACATAATTGTGGCTTTAACCTTTACAGGTTTTGCTACGTCATTCATTTGATTCTCCTTTTAGGTCAATGAATTTTGATACTAGGGTCTAACTTCTTCTTTTGCTCTTCAGCCACCATCATAGCAGCAGTATCTAAAATGTCAAGCAAATCATCAAATTTACTTTCCAGGTTCTTAGAGTATGCCACATGAACTTCCTTATCCACAACTGCAATAAGAATTGCTGTGTCCGGCTCTGGTAATTCGTCTAATGTGTCTGACACCAATTATCTCCAATCTTGTATTCACCGTCCAGTGGACACCGCAGGTTCAATTTTACACCTGCTTTTTTGATACTGTCAACTGCTAATTCCCCTACTTTCTGTGCGTGTTCTTCCTTGACTTCTAACTGGAATTCATCATGCACATTCACAACAAAGTTTGCATCTAACTTGTACCGCCTAAGTTCAGTGTCAAGTAAGACCAAAGCCTTCTTCATCACTATCGCACCAGCACTTTGTAGTAGCGTGTTAAGTGCTGCGTGTGCGGAACGAATGTATAGTTTCCTACCGTCAAGACCTGGTAGCGTCCCTTGTATCGATAACTTGTCAACCGTTTTGCGAAGGCGTTGCAAAGCCGGCGTGTTCCGAAGAAAAGTATCGATGAGTTTCTGACCGTGCGCTGCCGAACCACCAACAATCTTCCCGATCTTGGCAGGTCCTGCCCCGTATAGTAAAGCGTAGATGAATGTCTTCGCTTGCGCTCGTGTTTGAAGACCCGCTGCAGTTTGGTTTTTGGTGTGGATGTCACCTTCAACGATTTCTTTAGCATAGTCCTCATCTTTCATATAGTGTGCAAGCATACGCAACTCTAACGATGCAGCATCAGCACCGACCAATTTATAACCTTGTGGCACGGTGAAGAGACTGCGACACTCTGCACCATACTCTGATCCTACCGAAGGCACCTGAGCCATATTTGGGCTACTGTGTGTCATTCTGCCTGTGACCGCTCCGTTGGTGATGACCTTACCGTGAATCCGTCCGTCCTCTGTTGTAGCATCAATCCAGGATTCAATCTGAGCCACCCGTTTCTGTATGAGTAGGTATTCTGCGATTGCTTTGGCTTCTGGAATATTAACGCCTGCAAGAGTGGATTCATCAACTATCGCTTGGCCTTTTTCGGTAAACTTTTTTGGCTTCCATCCTTTTTCTTGGAGCCTCTTGGCGATTTGCTGCCTTGAGCCTGGGTTGAAGACTTCGACACCGTCTTTGAGTTTCTTACCTGTTTTTTCGCTGACTCTTTCGGTGACGATGGGAGGGAAGATTTGCTGTAATCCATCTTCGATGGAAACCATTTTAGTTTTAAGTTCTGCCAATAAGACCATAGCGTTAGGCATATCGAATCTAAAGCCGTTTCGCTCTTGCTTTGCGATGATGATTGCGACTTGGTGCTCAAGTTCGACTGAGTCTTCTGAGAAGCCATATTGTTTCTGTTCCTCTAAAAGTTTATAGTAAACCTTCTCCAACACATCCACATCCCTGATGCAATAGGTCTGCATTTCCTCAGACCAGCCGGCATCAAAGTCTTGGAAGTCAATCTTTTCTGTCCCTAACTTTAAGGCCCACTCCTTTATGCTGTGGCCTCCGTCTCGGTTTGGATTCATCAGCCTTGACATGACCAGGGTATCGATGCACATCGATGGAACTATCTTCGTATTCCATAGCCTGTTCAATATCGGGAAGTCGAATCCGATTCCGTTGTGTGCCACTAACAATGGCTTGTCCTCTAACATTTTTAATAAAGTGTCTGCCTTGCGATGACATCTAACTTCCCCGCTTCTTGCGTCCTTTGTCACTACTAACCAGATTTGGCTGGCTTTGCTGTTCGTTTCTATGTCCAGGAATAGCATCGATTTGCTGCCATCTTGTCTCATCGTCTGCTTTCTTCAGAATTGTTCCATCATCGGTTAATACATACAGTGTCAATACACCGTTCTTATTTATTGCTGATGTTACACTAATTGGTTTCATTTGTTAAGTCTCAGATTCATAACTTCGATGTTCAGGCGATTAACTAACTCTTCTGAGATTCTAAGTTCATTCTCTAGCCTGTCCATCCGTGCTCTCATCATAGCATTTTCACGCTCTAGTTCTGCGGAGTAGGCAGTGACATACTCATCAAGTTGTTCCTTTGTTTTGATGTAGTCTAACGGATTCCAAGGCGTTAGTGTTACTTCATAGGGGACACCGCTAACCTTCACCATAGGACCTCCACAGTGCAAACAGTATCGTAGCCAGCATTAACCACAAAAACGGTATGATAGTCATTTTGTCGCCATTAGGTAAAGACCAATGTTAGAAAAGGCATAACCGCCGTATACGACCAACATCGCTGTGTTGCCTTTGATGCCTTGCTCCACAGCAATGTAGGCGTATATCATGCCTGTGACGATAATCAACCAAGCACTCATGCAGCCTTCTTGAGAGCCTCAATAGACTTTTCTAGAGTCTTGATGACCATATCACGCTGCTGGTCATACATCTTATCAAAACCCAGTTTGCTTGATCGAACATCGATAAACTCTTTGACGATGTCCTTCATCGAAAACTTTTCATTGATGATGGGGTCATCTCCGTTGCCTAGAAATACCGAGCACTCCAGATAGCCATCGTCATCAAAGCCGATGTAGTTATCCAATTTTAGTTTCAGTTCCGACTGTTTCATAAAACTCTCCAATGTTGATTAAGGTTTTTCTTGCTTGCTCTCTTACTTCCTGATTGACTGACCATCCAAAATACTCTGGATGCAGCAGTTCTCTCAGAAACTTTACACAGACCTTGACTCGTGCCTCTTCATCATCACG